ATGTTCAAAGATGTAGTAGTCAAAGCGGACACTTATATTAAGTATCCAAATCCAGGCTTGAAGACTTATCTTGACAAGACTGAGCGTGGTAATGATGAAGAATACCGTACGCCTTTCTTCAAGGGAAAGACTCTTCAGCAAGTACTCGACCAATGGATGCCCACTATTGATCAACTCAAGTCTAAGTGGCCTACATTGGTTGAATTTGAAAACGACCTGGCCAAAAAGGTCGGCCCAATGTCAATCCAGAAACCTCTGGCTGAACGCATGGAAGACATTGAGCATTACTATGAGGATATTCACCTACCTCAAAGGCCAATTGATCATTCAGCTATTAAAGCCGTATTATCTGAATGGTCGCAGGTGAGAGGCATGTCGCCTCGTGGCATTCCCGCCACTGTTAGGAAGATGAAATTATCTACCAACTCTGGTACGCCTTACTTTACCAAGCGTCGCAATGTACTGGATAAGACTGTTCCATGTACTACAGCAGCTATATCTGAGACTGGTACTGTAAATATGTACCTTGATATGCAGGGCCGCGCAGCAACGCGTTTTACTGGTGCTGCTATCTTGGGCTGGCGAGGACAAGAAGGAGGAATGGATCCTGCCGATGTTAAACAGAGAGTAGTATGGATGTTTCCTATGTCTGTTAACATCAATGAGTTACAAGTATATCAACCACTAATTGAGCAAGCTCAAAAGTACGAATTAGTTCCTGCATGGGTTAGCATGGACATGGTTGATCGGCGTATCACAGATATGTTCGATACTAAGGGTGCCGACGACCTGGTTGTATGTACTGATTTCTCAAAATTTGACCAACACTTCAATCCGATGTGTCAGGAAGCAGCAAAGCAATTGTTGACTGCTATCCTTAATAATTCCGGAGAATCCAAGAAGTGGTTGGAGCGTGTGTTCCCAGCGAAGTACTGCATACCGTTAATTATCGCTTGGGGACCTGGAAAAGAACGTTTGCGCGTATTAAAGGGTGAACATGGAATGGCATCTGGTAGTGGCGGTACCAATGCAGATGAAACTCTGGTGCACCGCGCATTGCAATATGAAGCTGCGAAACGCGCACATAGCGGATTAAACCCGAATTCACAGTGTTTAGGTGATGATGGCGTACTCACATATCCTGGAATAACTGTGGAGGATGTTGTGGATGCTTATACTGACCATGGTCTGGAGATGAACCCAGATAAACAGTATGCATCCAAACAAGACTGCGTATATTTAAGACGATGGCATCACCAGGACTATAGAGTCGATGGAGTATGCGTAGGTGTTTACTCAACTGCTAGGGCTTTAGGCAGGTTGTGTGAACAAGAACGGTATTATGATCCAGATATCTGGAGTAAGGAAATGGTTGCTCTAAGACAATTGTCCATCTTAGAGAACTGCAAGTACCATCCACTTAAGGAGGAATTTGTTGATTATTGCATAAAAGGGGA